TAAAAGAAAAAGGTTTAGAAGAATCGATTATGAACCTTACTGAAAAAAATACACCAACAGACCCATCAAAATGGGCTTACTATAAAGCACAAGCAAAGAAGAAGTTCGATGTATATCCATCGGCGTACGCAAACGGATGGGCTGCTAAACAATACAAAGCAGCAGGTGGTGGTTGGAAGACTGAAAATAAAGAATCAGTAAACGAAGCCAAATCAATGGATACATCAAAAAGATTAAAGGTTTACGATAAACTCAAAAAAGGTGATGAGATTACAATTAAGTATGGTTCATCAATGAGTAGTGGTAGAGAAGCAAAATTCAAAGTAACTAAAGGTAAGACTGTAGTTGGTAAACAAAAAGTAGAAAGAATCACTCTACAAAATGTAAAGAATCCAAAAGGTGTTAAGTATTATCTATATCAGAGAAATGGAAACGTAACTATGGCAATTGGTAATATGGCAGCTAGTATTGAAGATATGCACGAATCAATCAACGAAGCTAATGAACCAGATATAATTTCACAATTAAGAGATATCGTTTCAAAAAAACAAAATCAAAAATTAAAAGACCCAAAAAGTGGTAAAACGATGAGAGTTGATTTATACTCAGCATCTGCAGTTACTCAAGTTTATGATGCACTAAAACAACAATCAAATAAAGATAAATTTGTTGGTATGGGTTTAGTTGGTATGGTTAATACGGCATTCAAACTTATGAAGAAAGAAAATACTTCTGAGGTAATAGAAGAAGGTGAATATCAAGGTAGAAAAGTAGAACTTAACAAGCCAATGCAAGGTGATGTTAAGAAATTTAAAGTTTATGTTAAGAACGATAAAGGTAATGTTGTTAAAGTAAACTTTGGTCAAAAGGGAATGGTAATCAAAAAAGATAATCCTGCAGCCCGTAAATCATTTAGAGCAAGAATGAATTGTGATAACCCTGGCCCAAAATGGAAAGCAAACTATTGGTCTTGCAAAAAATGGTAATTGGGTTTATTAAAAATAATTTAATATTTATTACTATAAACAAATTAAAAACATTAAATTATGAACATAGCATTAATTATCATAGGAATTGTAGGAACCGCAGTGGGAATATACTCAGTACTACTATATATGGGTAAAATAAAAGATACAGATGGGGATTTTATTCCAGATGTAGTAGAGGACAAAATAGATGACATCAAAGAAGATGTCTCAGCCGTAAAATCAGAAGTTAAGCGCAGAGTCAAACGAGTTAAAGAAGAAATTAACGATGTTAAAAAATCTACATCTGAAGTTATCAACCAAATAGATGATGTGGCTAAAGCCGCAGGTGGTTCAAAACGAAAAGGTAAAAAACCTACAAAAGTAACAAAGAGTTCTCTTCGAACAATGAAAAAAGTTGAACTAATATTTCAAGCAAAAAAAGACTTTGGTATTAAACTAGATTCTAATCTTTCAAAGACTGCATTGATTAATAAGGTGTATGAGTTACATCATAAAAAGTAATGAATGAATTTCTAAGTAATATAAAGAACATTATCATATTGGTATTGATTGTAATAATAATACTAATGCAACAATGTTCTGGCCCATCTATGGGGTTTAGTTTGTTTCCTAAAAAAGACAAACAACCGATTATGACAGAAGGTTCGGTTATTACTAAAATAGAAACAAAATGGGATACTTTAAAAATAGATAGTTTAGTATATGTACCAAAATGGAAAACTCGCATAGTCACAGAGCACGATACGATACCCACCGACATCGATACATTATCAATTCTAAAAGATTATTACTCAAAGTATTTTTACACAGACACATTAGATTTAGATTCATTGGGTAATATAGTAATTAATGACACTATATCAAAAAACCAAATAATATTCAGAGAAATCAATCCAAACATTTATATTCCAACTACAACCATAGAACGTGATTCATTAATTTCTAAACATGAGTTCTATTATGGATTCGGATTAGCAGGTAACCAAAACCAATTCAGTTATATTGGGGGTGAATTGCTTTGGAGAAGTAAACAGAAAAAAGTCATTGGAGCTGGGTTAGGTATTAACCAAAATCTACAACCCATTATTTCATTTAGAATGATGTGGAAAATTGGTAAATAAGTTTTATGTCACAATCTATAAAAGAACTCATTAGAGAAGAGTACATTAAATGTGCTAAAGACCCAGTTTACTTCTTTAAGAAGTATTGTTATATACAACACCCAAAGAGAGGTAAAATTCTTTTTGATTTGTATCCTTTTCAAGAAGATGTTATGGGTGAGTTTAACGACCACCGATACAATGTAATTCTTAAATCACGTCAGTTAGGTATCTCAACATTATCAGCAGGTTATTCATTATGGATGATGTTATTCCACGAAGATAAAAACATATTGGTAATTGCAACCAAACAAGAAGTAGCTAAAAACTTAGTTACTAAAGTTAGGTATATGCATGAGAACTTACCGAGTTGGTTAAGGGGTGATACCGAAGAAGATAATAAACTATCCTTACGATTACGAAATGGTTCAACAATTAAAGCAACATCAGCTAGTGGTGATGCAGGTCGTTCTGAAGCATTATCAATGTTGATTATAGACGAGGGTGCATTCATTAAAGGTATTGACGATATATGGGCATCATCCCAATCCACACTATCTACTGGTGGTAAGGCGATTGTATTATCAACTCCGAATGGTGTTGGTAACTTCTTTCATAAGACATGGTTAAAGGGTGAGGCTAATGATGGTTGGAATCCAATTAAATTACATTGGACTGTACATCCAGAACGAACTGAAAAGTGGAGAAAAGAACAAACTCAACTATTAGGTGAAAAGATGGCAGCACAAGAATGTGATTGTGATTTCATTTCATCTGGTTATACAGTTGTTGATGGTGAATTACTACAATGGTACGAACAAACTCACGTACAAGACCCAGTTGAAAAACGTGGGTTCGATGGAAACTATTGGCTATGGCAACAACCAAACTACAGTAGAGATTATATTGTAGTAGCAGACGTTGCTAGAGGTGATGGTGCTGATTACTCTGCGTTTCATGTTATAGATGTAGAATCTATGGAACAGGTCGCAGAGTATAAGGGTAAAATAGATACCAAAGATTACGGTAGAATGTTAGTTAACGTTGCAACTGAATGGAATGATGCATTATTAGTAATTGAAAACGCAAACATTGGGTGGGCAGTAATTCAAGAAGCAATTGATAGAAACTATACAAACTTATATTATTCATACAAAGAATTTGGGTATGTCGATGATGATGTTCATTTACAAAAGGGATATGATTTAAAAGATAAATCTCAGATGGTGCCAGGATTTTCAATGACAAGTAGAACTCGTCCATTGGTTATCTCAAAATTAGATACTTATATGAGGGAGAGAGTTCCAATCATCCGTTCTAAACGATTAATTGATGAACTTTTTACTTTCATATGGAATGGTAGTAGAGCAGAAGCACAGCGTGGTTATAATGATGATTTAACAATATCATTCTCAACTGCATTATGGGTTAGAGATACTGCATTAAAATTGAGACAACAAGGAATTGAGTTAAGCAGAAGAGCACTATCGGCAACAGCAAAACAATCGGGTGTTTTTAAAACAGGACAAAGTACTGCTAAGAATTCTTGGAAACTAAATACAGGTAGAGGTGACGAAGACATCAGTTGGTTATTGTAACGAATTCAGATGAAACAAAATTAGGATATTAAAAATATTTTTTGTATATTTATAGATTGTAGACAATAAGTAAAACGTAAATTATGGCAGATACATCATTATTCAAACGACTTTCTAAGTTATTTTCAACACAAGTCGTTGTGCGACGTGTTGGTAAGGATAAGATAAAAGTAATCGATTCAGCAAGAATGCAGTCTGATGGTAATCGCAGAGGTTCTGCGTATTATGATAGATATGGTAGACTGCATGGTTCTAACTCAAAAAAGAACTGGCAAACATACAACGAGCGATTTAACTACCATTCAAACAAATTAGAGTTATATACTGATTATGAGGCAATGGATAAAGATTCCATTATTTCATCTATATTGGATATATACTCAGATGAGACTACCCTAAAAAATGATATGGGTGATGTACTTCGTATCAAATCATCTGATGAGAAATTAAAGAAAACACTACACAACCTATTTTACGATGTATTGAATATTGAGTTCAATTTATGGTCATGGGTAAGGGGTATGAACAAATATGG